ATGGCCTACAGGCCATTCCTGTCGCTTCTAGACCGGATGCGTTCCCGCTTATTCAGGGCGCGGACGAATTGTGGGAACAGCTAAAGGCTTTGATCGGAGAGAAGCACGACTACCAGACCTTGGTGGTTGATTCGGTTACGGCACTAGAGCGACTATTCATCACTCATGTGATCGAAACCGATCCAAAGAAGCCGAAAGGCATTCAACAGGCGCACGGAGGATACGGTGCGGGTCGAGATGCGGTTTCAGCGATGCACGCCCGTGTCCGTAAGGCTGCGGGAATACTCGCGGACAAACGTGGGATGCATACTGTGTTTGTTGCACATGCAGACACTGCCCGCATCGAGCCGCCTGATTCGGACGCTTATATGCGCTACACGCTGCGCCTGCATGAAAAGAGCATGCCGGCTTATGTCGATGACGTGGACGTTGTTGGCTTCCTCAAGCTTGAGACTTTCACAATGGGTGAAGGCGAGAGGAAAAAGGCTATCAGCGATGGCACGCGCGTTCTTATCACGCACGCCACAGCGGCGAACGTAAGCAAAAACAGGTACGCCATTACCGAGCCTATCCCGGCACCGCTGGGGACAAATCCACTTTCGCAGTTCATTCCTGTTCTGAAAGGTTAAACCATGTCGTTCTGGAAACTCTCGACGGGCGAGGATGCCCGCAAGACTGATGGCACGTTTGAAATGGGCGGCGGCGATCTTGAGCCGATCCCGAACGAAACGAGCGTGCTTGCTTCAATTGAAGAAGCAAAGTGGGACAACAAGGACGGCAATCACTATGTCTCCTTGCGCTGGTCTGTCCTTGCTCCTTCCGAATACAAAAACCGGAAAATCTTTCAAAAGCTTTGGATCAAGGACCACGATCCACGCGCTAAGGATCCGGTCAAAAAGAAGGACAAGGCGATCAAGATGTTTGCCGCAATTGACAAGAATTGCGGCGCAAAGGTCATGACTAGCGAAGATGAGCCGACAGACGATAAGTTGGCTTTGAACCTTTGCGACAAACCCATGATCGCGGTCATCATGCAATGGAAGATGCAGAACGAACAAACAGGCGAGGAAATGAGAGGTAACTGGATCCAGAAGGTGACCGCCAGAACTAACGGAGAGACGGTTTCTACAACCACTGCTCCGAAAGTGAAGGTTGGAAAGTCGTTTACTTCCGAGCCGCCAGAGGAGGACGTGCCGTTCTAAGCGGCACATATCGATACGTCTTGCACAAGGACGTAGCCGACTACGAAAAGCGCGGGTGGGTTCGCCTGCCCGCGCTTGACGGCACGCACCACGGCCAGTGGGCGGCGCTCATGAAAGCACCCGACGAGGAAGATGATGGACCCACAACGCAGCGAGGCTTGGTTTCAGGCGCGTAAGAACCGCGTAACAGGATCGGAGGTCGGAGCGATCCTTGGGTATTCGCCATTTCAAAAAGCAGAAGACGTGATGCGCCGAAAGGTTCGCGACTGGGCCGGAGCGGAACCCGAGTTCACCGGCAACATTGCTACGCAGTGGGGCACGACGCACGAGCCGGGCGCGATCGTAGAATACGAGATGGAGACCGGGAACAAGGTTATCTCGACGGGTTTCTATGAATATGAAAATTGGCTTGGGGCCTCGCCAGACGGCCTTGTCGACGATGATGGACTGATCGAGGTCAAGTGCCCCTTCAGCCTGCGGCATGACGAGCCTCCGGTTTCGTTCAAGAGCGCAAAAGATCAAATGCATTACTGGGCGCAGATGCAGATTCAAATGCATGTCACGCACCGTAAGTGGTGCGATTTCTTTCAGTGGACGCCTTCGGAGACAAGGCTGGAGCGCGTTATTTACGACAAGGCATTCATTAACAACGCCCTGATAAAGCTCAAGGCATTCTGGGATGAGTATTTGATCGAGCGTGAAATGCCGGAAGAGTATCTTGAGCCCAAGAAAGTAGTCATCGATACGCAACGCGCGTTTCAGCTCATGGCGGAATACGAAGATGTTTGCGCGTTGATTGCAGACAACGAAAAGCGAAAGAAAGAGCTAGTCGAAAAGTTCGTAGAAATGTCCGGCGGAGCGGACGCGAAGATCGCCGGCCGCAACCTGACGCTGATCAAGAAAGCCGGTGCCGTCAGTTATTCCAAGGCAATCAAGGATCTCCTGCCAGACGCAAACCTCGACCCGTGGCGCGGCAAGCCCACGCAGTATTGGGTGGTGAAATGAGCCAGCGTTGGAGCGAATACAAACGTCAAGATAACGACCTATACGAAACACCAGAGTGGGTGACGCTTGCGCTGCTTCCGCATTTGCCGGACGATATATTAAGCGCATGGGAGCCCGCGTGCGGTTCAGGTAAAATGCTTTCAGTGCTGAGGAACCATATTCCAGAGGTTAAGGGTACAGATATTTCTTCTGGCTGGGATTTTCTAAACCATGACGCGAAGTATGTTGAAGCGATAATAACAAATCCTCCTTATAAACTTGCTCAACAATTTATTGAGAGGGCTCTTGCATATGGCAGTTGCGTTGCAATGCTTTTGCGAACTGATTTTGATCACGCAAAAACGCGCGCTCATTTATTTGGCCACAATAAAACTTTTGCCAAAAAAATAGTTCTTACAAAACGCATCAAATGGTTTGAAGACAGCAAGGGGTCCCCGTCGGTTAATCATGCATGGTTTATTTGGGATATAAAACATGAAGGCCCACCGACGATAGCTTATGCGCCATGAGACCCACCTACGAATCCGAAGAAGACCGCAAGCAAGAAAGGCAAATTGCCGATCTTCTTTCTGTCTATTGGAGATGCAGGTTCGCAAAGCTCAAGAAGGCGTGTCACGTTGATTTTGGTTTGATCAGGGAAGACAAGATTGTTGGCTTGGTCGAAATCAAATGCAGGAACTATTCGCTGGAAGAGATCGACAAGATGGGAGGCTTGTTCATCAGTGCGCTGAAGTACCAAGCCGCCCGCCAGTGGTGCGACACATACAAAATCGGTTTCGCGGTTATCGCAAAATTGAGTGACGGTCTTTATTTCTGGTCGACAAAAAAAGACGAGCCGTTTCCTGTCCTTAAAATGGAAATGGGCGGCAGGACTGATCGAGGCGACTGGCAAGACATTGAACCATGCTGCCTCGTGCCCGCAAAAGAGTTTCGCAAGTTGGAAATATGACCCTCCGCCCCTACCAGCAAGAGGCCCACGACAAGATCATCGCATGGGTGCGCAAGTCGCGTTCGCCGTGCCTGATCGAGGCCGCGACGGGATCGGGCAAGAGCCACATCATCGCTGCTGTTGCGGAAACAATTCACCGCGTGAGCGAAGGCAAGCGCGTGCTTTGCCTTGCTCCGTCGGCGGAACTCGTCGTGCAGAACTATGACAAGTATTTGCTGACAGGCGCTCCGGCGTCGATCTTCTCGGCGAGTGCTGGACGGAAGGAGCTGCGGCACCCGGTGGTATTTGGCACGCCTCTAACGGTTAAGAACCGGGTTAGCCGTTTCGGGCGCGAATTTGCAATGGTCGTAATTGACGAGTGCCACGGCCTGACGCCGACCGTCAAAGAGATCATCGACGCGATCAAGGCCCAGAACCCGAACTTGCGTGTTGTCGGCATGTCTGCAACGCCATACCGGATGGGCAGCGGGTACATCTTCGCGCAATGGCCGGACGGCAAGCCGGTGTCGGCGCACCAGACCACGAACCCCTATTTCGCGTCTTGTCTGTACCGCATTACGGCACCCGAGCTGATCAAGGCTGGATACCTGACGCCGCCCACGATCGGCGCGATCAGGGCTGATTCCTACCGCACCTTGGACATGGCCCTGAACAGCAGGGGCCAGTTCGACGCCGACGACGTGGACCGGGCTTATCACGGCCACGGGCGGAAGACCGCAGCGATCATCGCCGATGTTGTGGCACAGGCGGGGAACAGGCAGGGGGTACTGGTCTTTGCGGCGACCGTGCGCCACGCCGAGGAATGCCTCGCCAGCCTGCCTCCGGGCCTGTCCGCTATAGTGACAGCCGACACCCCGAAAAACGAACGTGCGACCATCCTAGCCCGTTTTAAGGCCCGTGAGATCAAGTACCTCGTGAACGTGGCCGTCCTGACCACGGGATTTGACGCCCCACACGTCGATGTAATCGCCATCTTGAGGGCTACGGAAAGTGTGGGATTATTGCAACAGATCATAGGCCGGGGGCTTCGACTGTCGGACGGCAAGGCCGACTGCCTGATTCTGGACTATGCCGAGAACCTCGAGCGGCACTGCCCGGACGGAGACGTGTTCGCGCCAACCGTGTCAGCGTCGAAGTTTGAGACTTTGGAGTTGATGAAGGCCGAATGCCCTCTATGTAATGTTGAGAACGAATTTCGTTGTCGTCCTAACCCAGACGGCTACGAGGTGAACCGGCATGGGTATATGGCCGATTTGGACGGCAACCCAGTCCAGACCGATCACGGACCCATGCCGGCGCATTTTGGCAGGCGATGTCAGGCTCAGGTCAACGTCGCCGGCGATATGGTCCAATGCTCCTACCGCTGGACCAGCAAGGAATGCCCGCACTGCGAGGAAGACAACGACATCGCGGCGCGCTATTGCGAGAATTGCAAGGGCGAGTTGGTCGATCCGAACGAGAAGCTTCGGATTGAGTTCAAGGAGCTGAAGAAAGATCCGCGCCGCAAGCAGACCGACGAAGTGCTTTCGTGGGACGTCAAGCCTATGGTGAGCAAGGCGGGCCGGGACGTGGAGCGCATCGACGTTGTGACGCCTTATCGGTCGTTCTCGTTCTGGATTATGAAAAAGCCGACGTGGTCTAGGGCCATCCGCGATCGTGAAATGTTCGATTCACTTGGCGGCGCGCAACCGAAAACTATAACATACGCAAAGGATGCCGAAAGCGGTTTCTACCGCGTGTTCGGCTTCAACAGGCCGAAAGATGAAATTCCATCGTGACATGATCGTTTATGGCGATATGGATTATCGCGGTGAATGTCCGTCCGAGACGCTTGAGCAAGTGACCTTCTTCGCTCGTCTGCGAACCAATTGGCCGGATTCTTGGGGCAGAATAGCTGTACACATTCGGAACGAGGGCCAGCGCACCTACATGCAGGCGGCGCGGCAAAAGGCCGAGGGCATGACAAAAGGCGCGTCTGACGTTATGATCCCCGGCTCGCCGGCGTTTGTGTGCGAGATCAAAAGGCGCGACCACACGAAGTCACGGTTTCAGGATGGCCAAGAGGAGTACCTCATCGCGGCGCAGAAGCTCGGCGCTTTCGTCTGCATTGCCCTTGGAGCAGATGCCGCGACCGAAGCCTTTAACGATTATCTGGAACAAACCCAGCCAGAGGATCGAAAACGTGATGCAAGGCAAGGTCGATCTAAATGATGAAAACGTCTCGATTAGGTCTGCTTGCTCGTTTCGAGTTTACAAAGCTGCGGTTGATATTCTGGCTCTGGAAACTAAAGATGCGCGTCGAGTGGCTTTGGAAGAATTGCCGGAGCTGATAAGGCCGCACGTCAAATCTGAGGTGCTAAGGATATGGAACACAAGAATCGGTTTCGAACGCGAGCAGTCGGAAGTGTCCCCGTCTGCGCCAGCAATGGGTGCTCCTCCCCTGTCCACTGGTGCGGGTCGCGCCGCGCGCGAGAGAACGTAAGCCGGGAACCGGGCCGATGACTGTTCCAGACAGACTGCGCGATCTTGCAAAATTATTCGAGACGCGGAACGAGGCGTATGGCGATCAATACAAGGTGATCGGTGACGTGCTGTGGTCGATGTTCGATGGCGGCATCAAGCTTGAAACGGCGCAGGATTACACGCGGTTCGTGACGCTTGCTTTCATCGTGCAAAAGCTTTGCCGATATAGCAATGGATTCCTAAACGGGGGCCATTCGGATAGCCTCGACGACGCAGCCGTATATGCTCAAATGCTGCGGGAAATCGATGAAGATTAGGTGTTGACACGCCAAAAAGGCGCATGCTATAAAGGTGCCATCAACCCGGCGGGGTTGATTGAACCAGAGGAGACTAAAATGGAACTCAGCATCGACCGTCTCGGCGAACTGCTTGCCCAAATCGCCACCCTCGAATCCGAGGCCAACAAGATCAAGGCCGCGCTCAAGAAGTCCGGCCCCGGCGCTTACGAGGGCGATCTGTTTCGTGCTACGGTTTCCGTCAGCGATCGCGAGAGCCTCGACATGGAAGCCGTCCGCGAAAAGCTTTCGCCGCAGTTCATCCGCGCCCACACCCGCGTGACGCCTGTCTCGACCGTTCGCGTTGTCTCCCGCATTGCGGAGGCCGCGTAACATGGCAAACTCAGCTCGTCGGACTGTTAGCTATAAGCCGCGCTACACGGACTGGGAGGCATACGAGCTTTTGCATCCCACGCTCCGGCGTGCGCTACAGGAAACCGTGACGGAATGGTCTGCGTCTTGGACGTTGCGGTATTGGAAAAAAAACGGCCTCAACGCCACGATCAACGCGCTAAAGACCGCAGACGTCATCTACATGGGCAAGGGCTGGATACCCGCACACGGCCGGCGTCAAAAGCTTGCCAGCACGTTCGTGACTGACCGCGTCAGTCCGCTTCGGACGTATGGAGTACTGTGATGGTTTTAGAAATGATCCGCGATCTTGTGATTACAATGTTTGTCGTGTCTGTTATCGCCGCGTGGGCATGGGTGCTGCAATGATCACAGAACTTCAGAAAAAAATGTGGGAAGAACACGTCGCTCGGCGTGCCCGCATGTCGGTTAAAAAACAGAAAGAAGAACCAAAAGAACCAACCGCCGCGCAGCAAGAAGAAACAGCGGTATCCGTCGATCCAGACCCTATCCTGCATTACATCAACAAGGTCCGATTGGTCGACATCCAGAATCTGGTGGCCGAGAAATACGGCATCACGCGAAACGATATCGTGTCGCAACGGCGGGCGGTGAAAATAACATTCCCGCGTCAGATTGCGTACTGGCTCGCAACCGAAACGACGCCAATGTCTTACTCACAAATTGGCCGGCGGTTTGGACCACGGGATCACACGACCATCATGCATGGTGCCCACAAGATAAGAAAAATGGCCGAGACAAACGAGAAGCTGAGGCACGATCTTGAAGAGTTGAAATCCAAGATCATGGAAATGAAATAGAGGCTGCATGAACGAACTGCTTTCCGGCGGAAGCCAAGACCGCCGTTTTTCAGTAGCGTTGACGAGACGAAAACGAATAGGAGATCGGAATGTCCGTGATTGATGAGATCGCCGCAGAGCGCAAGCGCC